GGAACACCTCTCCAAAGAGGATAAGGACCGCTTCATAGAATCCTTCCCCGAACATGAGAGGGATGCGCGGACCAAAGGTGTACCAATGATGGGAGAGGGCAGGGTCTTTCCGGTGGATGAAAAGACCATCTCGATTACCCCATTCGAAATTCCCCACCATTTTACTAGGATATGTGGAATTGACTTTGGTATCGACCATCCGGCAGCGGGCGTTTGGCTGGCTTGGGATCGGGACACTGATACGGTCTACCTTTATGACTGTTACAAGATGGCAAAGGAAACGGCCACTTACCACGCCCAAGCGATTAACAAACGGGGGCAGTGGATACCTTGTAGTTGGCCCCATGACGGCGTGAACAGGGAGAAGTCTGGCGGTCGAGCGATCAAGGACTACTACATCGAGAACGGGGTCAATATGTTGGGGATCTCTGCGAGGTATCAGAAGGACAAAGGCGGACCCCAGCCGTTAGAACCGATTGTGATGGAGATGTTGGAGAGAATGAAAACCGGAAGGTTTTACGTTTTTGGTCATCTTTCCGAGTGGTTTTCAGAATTCCGTAACTTTCATCGAAAAGACGGAAAAATACGCAGTGTCAGAGATGACATTATGAAGGCGACCATGTACGGGATGATGATGAAACGCTACGCGGCTCCCTTTAACCAACCGCCTGTTCAACGATACAGACGGCCCGTTTTGAGTATGAGAGCATAAAAAGCCCCGCCGAAGCGGGGCATGATAAAATTACTTTGCAATCTGACGGTTGCCTCTCATTTGAGAGTGGGGCGGGGTTTTCCTCGCCCCTTCTTCTTTGGATAGTTGAGTTTTGCGATAAAGACAATTCCATCGACTTGCGGGGTGTATTGGTTGATCCGGTATTCTCTTTCTATCGGACCCGGGACCAGATAAACACTGCAACTCTCTGGAGATAAAAGCCCTAAAGCATCTTCCCGCTTTCGCAATTTAATTGCTTCCAGCAGATCGGTATCAACATTCCATCCAGTAACGGATGAAAGGAACCAGTGTTGCTCTGGAATTTTGTCGGGATTCTCAAGTTCCCACCCGGCTTTGATGCCGGGATACAGAGTGAAGAACCGTTCAAGGTTTTCTTTTGTCTCAATAGACATAATGACTCCTTGCCGCTTTCGCGGCGGTTGATGTTTTCAAGTTGTTAAAGAGCAGTCGAGACTTCCGACACCCTTATTTTATCAAACGCCTTTTTTTGAACCCCTAGAAAACGGCTAAAGTAAGCCAAAAATGGAGTGTTTTGATCGATAAAAGACGAAACCCCAAAATCGGTCGAAAAAATAATTTTCGAAGAAATTGAGTTAGTGATACCAACAACCAAAATCCAAATATGGTAAGACCAGAGGCAAAAATGACACCAAATCAGTTTGCAGAAATTCTTACAAATTCGGGTTATGAGAACTTAACAACACTCCATTTAAAAGATGGGACAGGTTACTACGCAGAACAGTTTTCCCATGCGGATGAAGATAGAAACGAGGCGCATTGGAAAGTTGTTTACGCTGTCGGGAATGGGGAGAAAATGATTATGGCCCAGCACCGATTCGATGTGATTGGGTGCGCTCAATACGCCCGCCTCCAACAGGCCAAGGAAGACGCACAGAAACTTTTAGATGACAATAACTTTATGCTAAATGGCTAGACGCTTCGACCGTCGCGATTTTTCGAGGATCGCGGAATCAATAAAAGCAGAACTCGACAAAAGAAAAGAACAAAGAAAAGACCTGGAGAGGCAATGGAAGGAAGTAGATCGCCAGGTCGATATGAAACCCAAGGAGAAGGAACCAAGAGAGGGCACCGATTGGATGCCCGAAATGGAGCTTCCGCTTCAGACTCAAGCCTTGGAAGTTCTTACGGCAGACGCGAGAAGGCTTCTTTTCCCAAGAGAGAAGAACTGGTTTCGGGTTTATGCCAAAGCAACGGATGAGTACATCCGCAATGTCGAGGATTCCCTTGTCTTGTCGGGAGATGAAGAGGGCACTCCGATTGCGCCAGACCAGGCGGACATCAATGCCCTAACAGAAGCCATTCTGATTCACTTCCACAATCAGTATGATTTTAGGGGTGCGGTAGACTGTTTAAACACACAGGCGTTCAAGTACGGCACCTACATTGGTCATGTCCGCTGGGCCAAGAAAGAGGTCTTCACCAACGACTATCGCGGTACATATAGAAACCGTGATGAGATACCTGTATTAGTTCCCGGTGATATAAGACAAACTTATCTCGATACCACCGCAACGATGGTGGCGCGAGAGGGGATGGTTGTAGCCCCCTCGGTCATCCGTGAATACAAACAAAGATTAGTCGATCTTAAACTTGCTGCGAAGTTAAAAAACACACGAGCCATGAATGGCGGCTGGATTCCCGCGAATGTGGGGAGACTGGTAGCTGATGATGGGATGGTGAGGCTGGTGGAGTTTGAAGGAGACTGCATTGTTCCTCGGTCTGGAAAAGATGCGTTCCTCCCTAACTGTATCATTACCATCGCTATCGCGGACAACTATCAGGTGGTCCGATACCGGGAAAACCCATACCCCTTCCGATTGTTCATTCAAGGTAATTACCACCTTGAAAACCTTGGGCCTTACGGTGTATCTCCTTTAATGAAGGGCGTCCCCATACAGATGGCGGCGACCGAGGCTCTTAATCGAACCGTACAGGCGCAAATCCTGGAAACAGAACCACCCATCCACATTGATCCGAACGATCAGTATTGGAAGGCGCAGGGTGGCCCCCGCATTGAACCGAGGGCATTGTGGATGTCCCTCACCAAACCCGAACCGGTGATGATTGGAAATGCCTCGTCCCTTTTTGGGGTGTACGGGGGGTTTCTAAAACAATACGCAGAGGTTACGGGAGTTACCGATCCCAGACTGGGTGCACAGACTAAATCCCATCAGACCGCGTTTGCGATTGATGCGGAGATGATGCGCGGCCAGACCCGAACGGTCGATTATGTCAACTGTTTTACTGAATCACTTCATACCTTCCTTCACATGGAACTCGAAATGCTTCGAAAGGGTATGAGTCCAACGTCTGTATTTATTCCACAATATTCTGGCTTCGTGGATGTCAATGCAGAAACCATCCCAGATGATGCTTACATTGAAGTCTTTGGTTCCGCTTCTCCGCTTGAAGTTAGGCAGAGAGAGGAAAAAGAAGCCGCCGCTTTTAGAATGATGATTGAACTTGATCCGATCATTCGGCAGATGGGCGGTCAGGGACTCGACTTAAACGCGATCCGGTCTTATTTCTTGAGTAAGGCGAATCCGACCATTGATATTCAAAATTATCTGGAACCAGTAGAACAGGTCACAGAGGAAACCATCATTGATGAATCACAATCTCCCACCGCACCTCCTGGAATACCTCCAGAACTTGCGGGCAATCCCGAACTTCTCGCTGCTCTTGGAGGCGGTTAGTGTGACTGAAGTTTCGCCGTGGACACCCAATTCCACCGATAAAGACAAGTGGATTTATGACTCTGGCCGAAGGGTTGGAGAACAAACCGTAATCAACCTATTAAGGGGTAAAGATGACTGATACACAGGAAACACCTGTTGTTGAGGAAAAACCAGAAAAGTCGTTAGATGATTATCTTGCTGAATTTGATTCAGAGGTAAAGCCGGAAGTTTCTGCATCTTCAGCCGAACAGGCGAAGCAACCGGAATGGAAGCATCTGGAACAGTCTGTAGAAGATTTACAGCATCAGAGTTATCGGCGCGGTATTGATGATTCTATTTCGAAGATGAAATCGCATGGGGGAATCTCCCATGTAGGGAATACGGCGATTGAGGGGTACATGGAGCAACGCGCCCGCATGGACCCGCGTATTACCCAGGCGTTTATACAACGCGAAAGAAATCCGGTAGCTTGGGAAAAGGTTTTAGGTTCACTTGCCCAGGACTATCAAAAAGAAATTAGGCAACCCGACGCACAGGTCACAGAAGACCAGAAAGCAATGAGGGCTGCGGTTGAGAGTCAACCGGATACGGCAGAACCAGAGTTCAAAAGTGTTCGCGACCTCAACAACATGAATGATTCCGAGTTCGCACTGTACAAAGAATCACTCATGTAAAACACTGTGACCCACGACTAATGCTCGAAAGAGTATGAGGTACAAAGGAATCAGTTGATCTAGGTGGGGCATTAGCCCCTTTTTTATTAACTGCAAAAAGGAGTAAAGCGATATGGCTAGTCCAATTACGACTACCACACAAGTCGCGGGTCCAGTTAATGTGGTTTTTCAACAGACCCTCCTACGAAATGCCAAGGCACGATGCCCGTATTTTGTAGGTTCTGTCCCTGCGGAAATCCGGGAACACACGGGTTCTTTTACTGCCAAATGGCGGCGAATTGAGAACTTGACCCCGGTATCGTCTGCTCTCTCTGAACTGACTGGCAACGTGGCGTTTCCAACCCGCGATGCTGTTCAGCCCAGTGTGACAGACATAACCCAAGCGGTGTCGAAGTACGGCAACTACATTCTGCTCAACGAGGAAGTTGATCTTGTCAACTTCACCGGTCAGTCGGATAAGTTGGTTGAAGTGCTTGGCATCAACGCCGGTCAATCCATCAATCGCGTACAGCGCGATGAAATGGAAGACAATTCAACCCAGATTTTTTCCGATGGGGTTGTAAATCAGGCGGCAGTTGTTACGAAAATACTGCTTAACGATGTTAAGAACGCAGTCAACGTGATTAAACGGAACGATGGTATACCGTTTCTTCCGCAGACTGAAGGTTCTCGAAATATCGGGACAGCACCCATTCGTGAGTCAATGTGGGGTATTTGTCATGTAGATGTCGAGGAAGACATCCGTACCCTTACTGGGTTCAACGCTGTTGAAACCTACTCCGGTCAAACACAGACTGCGCCTGGTGAATTCGGTGCTGTAGCCGGTGTGCGTTGGCTTTCAACTTCTGAAGGGTCGATTGCTATCAATTCTGGCGGTGCGCTCGGTTCTACGGGTCTACGTTCGACCGGTGGTTCCAACATCGACATCTATTTCAGTATGGTATTCGGGAAGGACGCAGTTGGTTCTCTCGGATTTGGTGCTGAACACGTTAAAGAAATCTACACTGCGGGAGACAAACTCCCTGCCGTCTTGGCTATCAGTAAGCCTCGCGGTTCCAGTGGTGTGGCAGATCCATTAAACGAACTTTCAACAATGGGTTGGAAATCGTGGATGGCTGCAAAGATCCTTAACGGTGATTGGATTCGCTGCATTGAGAGCGGAGCAACTGACCTGTAAGGTCTAAACGGAATAGCCCCCCGGATCTGTCATGTTTCGGGGGGTTTTTCCAAGGAGAAAAAATGGCATCTTTTGCTTTTAGAACACCCGAAGTTGATTCACTTGGTTCTAACAATCCTTTGCGACATATGCGGAGGGGGGAATTAGTTAAGTTAGCGGTTAAGAGAAATTTGATGGTGGATAACGGGCCGCAACCCACTAAAGATGCGCTAATTGCTTTGATCGAGAGTGTCCCAGAGGATCAGATGATCAGTCTCGAAAGGGCAAAGACGTTAAAACCTTTCTCGCTCAAGAAAGTTTGCAAGGATCACGGGATTAAGGTGGATAAAACATCTACCCGTGAATATATGTTGACGGAATACGAGAAGTTATTGGAGAGGTAACCATTGGCTTATACGCTTCTAAATGCGGTCAACCTTACATTAAAAAGAGTAAGGATTATCCAGGGGGACGTGGGTGAACTCACCTCCCTTACAGATTCGGGAAGACAGGCGGATGTTGACATCATGGTTCAAGCCTGGAACGAGGTAATTGCCGATCTGTACGATGCGGGGAAAAGTCTTCCCCAAGAAACATCAGAGGGGACCATAACCCTTGTAGCATCTACTCGGGAATATGATGCACCCAGTGATTTCGATGGTATGGAATCTACGGTGATGGTTGATCAAACCAACGGTCAATACCTTTATACCTACCCGGGTGGTTTTACCGGGATGTTCCAGGATCAGGCTCAACCGGATAATTACACCGGCCTTCCAATTTACTGGTGCATAAATCCCACCAATGGAAAGTTTCGGTTTGACCGAATTCCGCAAACGGAACAGGCGGGCAGAATTTATACCTACCTTTATACAAAACGCCTCTACATGAGCGCGGCAGCGGATACCTTTTCTTTTGGCGACACTGTTGTTAATGATCTCGTTGTTGCGGTCACACAGGTTTGGAATCGGGAGAGTAAAGAATCCTTCGATCCGATGGCTCCC